GCGGCGTTGGCAACGATTTGATAAAAGTCTGTCCGTGGATCCTTAAGATAGGCCTGGACCACGTCTTCAGTGCCTTGAAGACCGAGCAGGTGGGCGTAATGAATCAAGATCCGTGGTTCTTGAGACGAGAAATCGCATGCAGCCCACGTCTGCCCTTCTTCGGGGAGGAACAAACCCCTTACCATCGGGCCGATCACCTCGTGGCGGGCCGGAACCTGTTGAAGGTTGGGGTTGGACATGGAAAGCCTGCCTGTGACCGTACCGCCATCATCAGAGCGCATCTGGTTGATATGCGGGTGGATACGACCGTCGTGAGCGGAGAAGTCCAAGTAAGGCTGTAGGAACGTGCCGTGGGTCTTGTTCAGTTCACGCGCTTCGATGATCTGTTTGCAGATCGGATGCTCATGCGATTCAAGGAACGACTTCGTAAAGCTTGGCAAGCCGTTCGTGGTCCGTTGGTATTGAATACCGAGATTGTCAAATCCTGTAGCGATGCTGGCTGCGGCCCAGATGTCCACGGGTGACCTACATGCCTTACGAATCTCTTTGACTAAGGCCTGCTCACGCTCGCGCATTTGCTCGATGAGCTGCTGCGCCTTGTCGCGGTTAAATCGAATACCACGGCGGGTGATATTGACCAGCACCGGCAACAAGTCCGACTCCAGCTCAAAGATTGATTCAACTTCCTCGTTGCGTAGGATGATCTTGAAATGCTGCCAAAGCTTGAGCGTCAATGCAGCGTCTTGCTCGGCGTACTCGCCCACATACATCGCGGGGAGCTTCCAGAGTTCCTTCTTGGCGTGGACGTTGAAGTCCTGCGCTGCTTCCTTCAGTCCCTGTTCTGACTTAACCTCTTTGAGGTAATCGAAACCGAGGGCGTTAAGGGCGTAGCTGAATCGGTTTTCATCGATGCAAGCAGCGGCGACCATGGTGTCAATGATTCGACCCCGCACATTAAATCCAGAGGCGAGAAGCCATCCAAGGTCATAGGCGGCGTTGTGCATAATCTTGGGAGCGGGAAGCTCAAGCACACGTCGAATGAATCGCTCAACGATCCCACGGTCAAGATTACCTCCACCTTCATGAGCAACTGGGAAGTATCCCCGCCACCCGTCAACAGCAATGGAGTAACCGACAATGTAGCCGTCGTTTCTTGGCCATCCTGGGCCAAACCGTTCCATGTTTGGGTCACGTGTTTCCAGGTCAATTGCAATCTCCTTGGCGTCGGACAGATCCGGGAACGAGGCTGGAGGCACCCACTCCGAGGCCCGTGGGAAAAGGGGCATGGTCACAATCGGAATCCTTTGTTTGAATTGTTGGGTAACACTAGATGCAGCGCTTTGCGTGTGCGTGTGACGCCGACATAAAAAAGCCTGTTGATATCGTCGGGGTTTGTTTCATACGACTTGGCGAATTTTGTTGATAGATCCATGAAAAGTAGAACGTTATCAGCTTCTCCACCTTTTGCGCCGTGGATCGTGGACAATTTTATCTTTGGCATCGTATTAAGTTTTACACCACGTCGCAACAAGGCAATGATGTACTCACGTTGCTCAAGGCTGATCTTGGTCAGTACCTCATGCCAGATGCCGTCTGTGAGTAGCCCCCACTTATTGTGCAATAACTGTAGGCCATAGAACTGATCCTCTGGCGCGTTAGGAAGCTTCTTGAATCCTTTGGCAACGAGCCCCGAGTCAAGATAAGCGTAAATTGTTTGAACAGTCGATAGCGGCACTTCGCCGCCCTTGCGCAGCATCTCCCAGCCGTAGACGGCAGTAAGCACCTTCTCGCTGATGCTCCGATGGCCAAATCTTTCATAAAGTAGCCCTTGGCTCTTGAGCCAATTGGGCATCTCATCGAGCATGTAGTTGGCTGCGGCCATCACGAGCCATTCCCCTTGGGTCATATCGACGTAAGAAAAATGGCTATAGGTTTGGATGCTGCCTTCTTCTTCCCTCGATGACCATTCCTTTGGTTGGCGTTTAGTGATGCTCTTTACCACGCGCTCAGCCAGTGCGTGGACCGTGGCAGGGATGCGGTAGGATTTGTCCAATACTTTAACTTCGCCTGGATAGGCCAAAAACGAATCCACATCGGCTCCGGCCCAGTTATAGATTGCCTGATCATCATCACCTGCCAAGAAGACGCGGTCTGAGCGCTTAGCGAGATCCTTGACAAGCATCCATTGCAAGCGGGATAGATCTTGTGACTCGTCAATGATTAATGCATCGAGCTTTGGCAACAGATCAGGTTGTTCAACAATCATCTCCAAGAGATCGGTGAAGTCCAAGAGCCCTTGTTCTGTTTTGTAGTGCCGATAAGCACGCTCCACGTACTCGAAATGAAACCATTCGATCTGGAGATTGGACTGGTTATAGTGGGTCTTTAGATCGAGGCCCTTGATGCGTGCAAGGTTGATCTCGTTAAGGATTGCGTTATCCGCGCGTGAGATGAACCCTTCGCCTTCTGTCTCCGTTCTGATCTCTAGACCACAGGTTTTTCCAAACTCCCGATAGTGCTCATCTTGCATCATCTCCTTGGCGCTCACCCCCAGGCACCGAAACGCTAGGCTGTGCAGCGTTCTGAACCACGGAAAGTCGGTGATTGGGTTTAGATGCGGGAATTTTGCTATGGCTCGGTCCCGTGCCTCGTTGGCTGCCTTTCTTGTAAACGCGAAGTACCCGATCTTGTTCGACGGGGTGTCGTTCGCCAGCTCTGTCTGGACCACGTTTAGCAGGTACGTGGTTTTGCCCGTACCTGGGGGACCAAAGACTTTTTGTGTTGTCATCCTAGTTCCCCGTCAAAACGGGCTCCCCTTTTTCATGGTAGGTGTTTCAAAAGGTGCTTCTTGTTTCGGGAAGCACGGTACACGCCACACGCGTGTGGTGCGCCCTTTAAGGAACAAGGGCAGTGGTTCACCGCCCAAATCCCGCAAACGCTGCGCCATCTTAGGAGCGGTTAGGCCTTTGAAATTGTTGCGGTTCAGATGGTCTTCTAGATCCTTAATGCGGAAGTAAACGCGCTGTTCTTCTTCATCCACCCAGGGTCTGCCCATGAGGATTTCATCACGATCCATGGCTTGTTGAATGTGGGTAGTAAACTCTTCAACGAGCGCCGTAAACCGGCCAGTTATGGTTGTGTCTTCAGAAGCCTCTTGGATTTGCTCAAGCTCGACCATTTCTTGCAAGAGGCCATTGAGTACCTGTTCCCAATCTTGTTTACGTAAGGTTGGCGGAAGGAGGTTGACCTTTTCCATGCACGACTTTTGGAACGCCGTCTGGTTGTGGAGACTCTCTGTGTCGAGTTCAACACGCCTTCCGTTGATATCCAAGAACCATAGTGGAGGCTCACTGTTGTACTTGGAGAGGGCAGACATTTTAGGAGAATCAGGGCCATCGGCACCAATGCCAAACTTACGAGTACGACAAAGACCAGCATTACAAAATGAATTAATCGGGGCATCTTTACACTTGTACTTGTAATCTTTCTTAGTCAGTTGCTTGACGATGACTTGAAGCTCAGTTAAGCCCAAGGGCGGTCCGAAATACTTTTGATTGTGCTCAGCGAGTTTGTCTTCCCAGCTTGTCGTTCCGGTTTTTTTGAGATAGATCCCTATGTTGAAAAGACCATTGTTCCTTGTGCCTTCAGGAAAGCCCTGGTTGCACAGCGTCTGAAGACAGGGGGGACCGTCCTTGATGGGCTGCTCGGGCTTTGCTGGTGTTTCGGGAGGCGTGAGCGGTGGGCCTTGAACCGCGTTGTCATACAAACGATAAAACTCTTCAATCGTTGCGGCGCTGCCATCTTCTTTAATGGCGTATCTAAGGGTTTCATCGCCACCAAAATAAGGAAGATTTAAGAAGTTGCCCGTGTCGCCGCGATCAACAAGGATTTCGCTTTGCTTAGGGAAGATCTCCCTGCCTGATTCCCCGAGGATCGCAGCGCACGCCGTGAGATAGGCACGCATGTCAGCGGCAGGGATGGGTTCCTTGGTAAAACAAAAAACATGAGCGCCGCCTGACTTACTTCGGCATACCACAAGTGGGAGGTTTAACGCCTGTATGCGTTCCACAAGTCCTTTGTGATCGAGGGGATACTGATCAATGTCAATACAACCCCATATACAAGAATTATCAGAGCGGATAGGGATAATGCCAAGAGAAGGCTCAGCGCCTTGAAGGTGTTTAACCCATAAATCTTTAACTGGCGGCTGTCTAACCACCACGGCTTTTCCTGCTTGTTTTCCATCTCCTCGTGCCTTCTCGATTTTATAGGTGCCATAGGCAATATCGAGCCCTTCAAAAATTGCCATGAAACGTGCGATATCAATCATTTCTGCTTTCTCAGAATGGGGTACTTACCGCTGGGCTTTCCCCCAGCGCATCAGAAGGGGATTTTTCCGTCAATCGAGTCGCCAAGCTCCGACTCGTGTTTGATTTTCACTTCCCCACGGCTCACGGACTCTGCAAATTGCTTTGCAGGCATGTAAACCGAGGCAATTTGTTCAGAAGGAATAGAGCCAATACGCTCAATCTCCCAACCGTACCACTTGCCTTTGTCATTGCTTTCCTGCAAGGTCGTCAGCCGATACATCTGGCTATATATCGGTGGTGTATACGGGCCGTTCTTGCCCATCAACTTCACCGACATCATCATTGAATTCCACTTCCTGGACTTCTTCAGTTGTGTGGACTTCATGACGATCAACGCAGGGGTCGGGATGCCATCGTCACTTACCACCATCACGTAGTGATTAGCGGTGTTTTCGATGTAGTTCCCATTATCCAAATAGTCCTTGTTGTCACCCGATATGCGGTGGGTGCGGCTAAGGATATCGGACGTTGCTGAGTAGATCTGCACAGGCGCGCCCGATGAACCGCTGCCACGCGGTGCCCACTCAATGTACTGCCGTACGTAGGCGGTCGGAACGACGACCAAGCCTTTCTTGCCATCGAAAAGCTCTTGGGTCACTGTGTTGAAGATCATCCCAGGCATAGCACCTTCAACAACACCGATTTCATCGGAATTGTTGGTCAGTGCTTTTAAAAACGGAAGAGCAAAATCGCTCTTATCCATTTGCTCAAGACCCGCGCCTGCATCCGCCTCGAAGGCTTCGACGATTGCGATTGCAGTTGTCGTGGGTTTTACTGTTGCTACTTCACCTTTTGCCATGATTCAATTTCCTTGGTTCGTGATTACGTTGACTTAATGCTTGCTTTGTTGCCGATGTACACGCCGAATAATTCGGTTGGTACTTCACGCCCCTTGGTCAGCATCTCTTTGACCCAGGCCTTTAAGGTCTGGGGTTCTATCTTCTCGTTCTGCTCAGCGGGAAAGCCTTGCGTAGCGAGGAGACCCAGTAGACGAGCACAAAGCTCGTCTTCGCGACGGCCAAACCGCACCGTCACAGTGTTTTTGATGATGTCATCGTAGCCATGCTCACGCAGCCATGCATAGGCTTCAGCCTGCCGAGCCTTGCTGATGGTTGCGCTGTAAAACTGCTTGACTTCGATCTTGCTGCCATCATCCATTGCAAAAGACTTGAGCCCCAACTCTGCGAAAGCCTCGGGCAGTGATTCTTCCGTCAGCTTTCGGTAGTTGTCTTGCTTTTCCGAGAGCGAAGTCTCAAGCTCCTCGATCTCCTTTTCCAAGAGTTTGGCACGCTTGGCGAGCTGGGCAATGCCAGCAAGCTTGTCGTCTGCCACTTGCAGGGCACCAGCGTCTTGTTCAAAAACTTCACTCATAAATTTCTCCTTTCTGTGGAAACAAATCAACCTGGATCGGAATGTACCGACGCTCAAGCTTATCCCATTTCAGGCACTTATACCTTCCATGGTTTCGGCTTGCCGCCACGGCGCTCACAATGCTAATTGCCGTGGGATCCCCGATGAAGAGCAGGTAGTCATCATCGGTGAATTTTTCCAACCGTCGTTGCACGCGTGCTACGGTGGGGGCCACCGAAAAGGACACTTGCACGTTGTTGGGTAAAAGCACTTCAACTTCGCCGAAGTCCAAAGCGGAAGAGATATTGTGCTGACCGGTCTCGGTCACAGCGTAAACTTTTGGCAACGTCTTTCTCCTTTCTCAAAACGTCAATGCAGTGTACACTGTGATTTCGGACGATGCAAGTCCGCTAGAAAGGAGAAACATGGAAGAGCAATATCTGGCGAATTATCCCTACCGCAACAAGCCCTATGCGCACCAAAAAGCATATCTTGAACGCTTTTGGCGCAAGCCTTTAGCAGCGCTTTTTGCTGATATGGGAACAGGCAAAAGTTATATGTTAATCAATAACTTAGCCATGCTTTACGACAACGGGGAAGTCAATGCTGCGGTGATTGTGGCACCCAAGGGGGTGTATAGAAACTGGCTCGACATCGAGATCCCAAAGCACATGCCAGCGCATGTACTTTATCGCGCGGCACTATGGACGCCTTCTCCACGCAAAGCTGAAAAGGCGGCACTGGATTCCATTTTTGAGGTCACTGAAGACCTGAAGATTTTGGTCATGAATGTTGAAGCGTTCTCAACGGACAAGGGCAAACAGTTTGCACATCGCTTTGTATTGTCACACACAGTGATGATGGTGGTTGATGAAAGCACAACCATCAAAACGCATACCGCTGCAAGGACCAAGAACATTTTAAAAGTGGGCAGGCTTGCACGATTCAGGAGGATCATGACGGGATCGCCTGTTACAAAAACGCCTATGGATCTTTTTTCACAGTGCAACTTCTTGTCCTCGGATTGCTTGGGTACGGATAGTTTTTATGCCTTCCAATCCCGCTTTGCCGTGGTGATCGAGCGTCGCCTAGCTTCGCATTCATTCAAACAGGTCGTAGGATTTCAACGTCTTAACGAGCTGCAAATGTTGATAAGCCGATTCAGTTTTCGAGTGACCAAAGAAGAATGCTTAGATCTTCCTGAGAAGGTTTTTGTGCGCCGCGATGTGGAACTCACCGATGAGCAACAGGCTGCATATAATCAGATGAAGGCCATGGCGCTTGCACAGTTCTCTACCGGAACCGTGTCCACGGTCAATGCGCTTACGCAATTGATGCGTTTGCACCAAATTGTGTGCGGATTCGTAAAGCTTGATGATGGCCAGATCCAGGAGCTGCCTAACAACCGCATTCAGGAATTGCTTAATACGATTGAAGAGACCTCAGGCAAGGTCATTATTTGGGCGACTTATAGGCACGACATTGAAGCGATTCATCTTGCCTTACAGAAAGCTTACGGCATGGACTCCGTAGGTGTGTATTACGGCGACACCAAGCTTGATGAGCGGCAGCGTGTGATCGAGCAGTTCCAAGATCCGGGGTCCTCGATGCGATTTTTCGTAGGCAACCCACAGACGGGGGGCTACGGGATCACGCTCACAGCGGCAAGTGACGTTATCTATTACAGCAACAGTTTTGATCTAGAAAAACGATTACAGTCCGAGGACCGTGCTCACCGGATCGGGCAAACGAACAAGGTAACATACATTGACTTAATTGCACCCAAAACGGTGGATGAAAAGATCGTGAAAGCTTTGCGCGATAAGATCAACATCGCAACGCAAGTTCTTGGTGAGGAGATTAAGCAATGGTTGATTTGATTCCGATTCGCCCGTTATACAGGTATGAAGTGCTTACTCGGTATGACGGAGCTGAGGGCCGCACTTATGGTGATCAAAAGTTGCCTAGCGTGACGCGCATTCTGGATGAAACCAAGGACAAGGCAAAATTAGAGGAATGGAAACAACGCGTCGGGGAAGAGGAAGCGGAGCGCATCAAAAACAATGCAGGTGCCGTTGGAACATATATGCATAGTGTGATTGAGCGGATGGTGGCTTTCCGAGACCTAGGTCGGCCCACAAACTGGGAGATGATCAAAGGCTACGAAATGGGCTATCGCTTGATCAATGAGCAGTTCAAAGACATCGATGAGATCTGGGGCTCGGAAGTCACCCTGTTCATCCCGAATCGCTATGCAGGGACCACGGACATGGTTGGGGTGTACAAGGGCAAGTCAGCGATTATTGACTTTAAGCAATCCAATAAGCCTAAACGCCATGAATGGATCACGGATTACTTTCACCAGCTCTCGGCCTACGCGCTTGCGCATGACTATCAGTTTGGCACGGAAATTGAGATGGGTGTGGTGATGATGGCGATGCAATCCGGTGGTACGCAGGTCTTTACGACCACCGGACGGGAGTTTAACCAGTATAAGACCGGCTGGCTTGAGCGCGTGGAGAAGTACTACCGCAATATGGCATCAAACGGGAAGAGCCTTTGAAGCATTTCCCTTGCCTGGGGCTGCGGTTGCCCTTGAGCCTGGGGGCGTCCTGGTTGGGGGCGCTGCGCGAAACTGCTTAACAGCCCACGAGAGGGTGGTGCAGCAGGGAGTTTTGCCCGCAGCCGTTGCGCTGCTGCTTGAGCCATGGTTGGTGGTGCAGGCTGCTCGGGCTCTTGCTCACCGGCAGTCAAGCCAGTGTTGATCAAATAGCCCCTAAGCATTTTTGCAAACTGGATTTTTTGCTCCTCAGTGCGCCCTTTTCTAAGCAACTGAACCATGAAACCGGGCTCTTGAGCAGCGCGCTCTAACAACGCACGGACGCTTTCGTTAGGTAGTTTATCTAACATTTCCCGCATCATCCGCGATCCAGCCGATGCGGCCAGTAGCGTCGATCCACCTTCCGCAAGCCCCGCACCCATACGAGCACCTACTACACGAAGCATCAAGTCTTCAACCATATCAGAGCTATCAAGAACTCGATCGAGGACCTGCTTGTTGCCCATCACTGCTTGAACACGAGACAGCTCGCCAATAAGCTTTTTGACATTAGCAAGTTCGCCGCGCTGCATAACGCCAGTGTCCACGAGGAGATCTGCCATCGAAGGGCGACCCGTGGAGGTAGGCTTAAAGAAGGCATCGTAGTACTGCTGGAAGTCCAACTTTTCTGCGCCGCCCGCTTTCATGTAGGCGTAGTCGTAGATGCCTGACTTAAGCGCATCGACAAGATCTTGATTGACCTGCGTGCTCACATCAACGCCAGCGGCTTTGAGGCGTGCGATCTCTTCTGGGCTTTTCATGCCCGTGCGTGCAGCCTGCACAAGACGGCGGAAGTTTTCTGCTGGGTTTTTGCTGTTGAGGGCGTCTGACACAACGCGCGCAGGGCTTTCATCAAAAAACTTAACAAAAGTCGCTTGTTTCCTCAGTTTTGTTTCAATGGCGCTGTTCTGCTTTTGGATCAGATCCAATGCATTTTGTGCGCGCGTGGCATTCTCAAGATCCTGGCGCAACCCAGGGATACCGTTGACTAGATTTTCATTTTCGTTCAACCAACGTGACAGCCTGCCCGTGTTGAGCTTACCCGTCGCAGGATCAATTGAAGCGGCAGCAGCAAGGCGCGTGCCTCGTTCAACAGCATCCGATGTAGACACCGCGCGCGGCCCAGCGCGGTTGACGGCATCTTCAAGGATCCTGGCCCGTGGGTCATTAGGTCCGAAGTCTGCAACGTATTGATTGTGCAAACGAGGCAGCATATTAACCGCGTTTTGGATTTGCTCCATGCGGGCGTTGATGACATCGGCGTTGCCGCTAAAGGCCCGTGAGACAAGAATCTCGGGAATAATACGATCCGCTCCAGTACGTGTCACAGCGCGCATGTCTCCCGCAAAGGTGCGGGTAAAGCTGTCGTTGAGTTCCTTGGAAAAGGCCCGCGCTGCATCGTAGGCAGGATTGCGAACCTGATCCATGTCATCGAGCAATGCTTCAGAGAACTTGGAGTAGAAGGCGTAATTAGCACGCTCACCTCTTGCTTCTGCGTCCATGGCCAAACGAAGCATGTCGCGACGTGCATTGACCAAATCGCCTACGTTGATCGCGCCACGACGGACAAAGTCTTTGCCCGCTTCAATAAGCTCTTTCTTTGTGTCTTCGACCTGTCCTTTCATGCCCGCATAGGACAAATCTTTCTTTGTGATGGTTGAGAACTGGCGCTGAAGCGTCTGATAAGCGTCGTACAAATCAGGGTTGGACTCTTGACCAAACTTCAATAATTGATCAGGGGTGAGGTTTTTGACATTCTGTGCTTTGGAAAGACGTCCGTAAATGTCTTTGACGATTGCAGGAAACTCCCGGTTATAGTATTCGGGAGACATCTCCGATCGGATCGTGTCAAATTGCTTAGTGAAGTTGCTTGCAACAACTGCTTGTCCATCGGTTAGACGTGTGACGGCAGCGCGAATTTGATCGCGACTCGCCCCTTGTTTACGCATGTTTGCGACGGTCTCGTTGACCTGAGCGCGGATTGCCTTGGGCACGTCGGTCCAAAGCGTGTGCTCCACTTCGCGAGCGTCTTTCAAAGCTGCATCGACGTTCTCTCGGATCACACGTCCAATCTGCAAACGATTAGCAGGGGTGTCTTTTGTAATATTTGCAATAGCAACTGCCGCTCTTGCATCCGCATTTGCAAGACGCCCTTCAAGTAACTGGCGAAAATAATCTGCTCGCAAGCGTGCTGCATCTTGAAGCGCGGTGGGATCACCCGATCGATTCAAGACGTTGATCATCTCAACAATCGCCTCTTGAGCTTTCCTGCCCTGCTCAGCAACTTTGGGGCCGAAGACGTCATTTTGCCTAGCCAGTGATGTCTCAAGAATCGTTAAAGGTAAATCGCCCGTCTTCTGAGCAGCAGTCATACCAGGAACAATGCCTGGGTCACGCAGCGCTTTAATGAGATTCGGCAAATAATCCTTATTGAATTCCTCAGCCCATTTGTCTGGATCACTTGCTCGAAGCTCGGGCTTGTATTGATCTTGAAGAATAGTGGCAAGTCGATTGGCGGCTCGTGTCTCATTTGCACCAGTCGAAAACCGAGACAATACTTTGCGAGAAAGGTCCACGACCAAACCCCCGCCATACATGATTAACCTATTAGGGCTGAAGAGCCCTCCGGCTATTTCTCCTGTTATGCGTGGTGCAGTTTGCCCTGGAGCCAAACCCTCTGCGATACCTGCCCCAACGCCTGAGCCAATAGATGCTTGCGTTTCTAGCACACCATAAAGAATAGGATGTTTCTTTGCGTAGCCTCCGACTTTATTTAAAAAGTCTAAGACGCGAACGCCTGTGGATGGGTTGATGGTGTAGCCCAAAGGCAAAAAGGCAAGACCGCCGCCCGTAGTCTTTCCAGCTTCACGAAAAGGTTTTAAGTCTGGGTCGGTCTGCTCATCAAAAAGACGCTTAGTGGTCTCTTCACCAATCTGTCCGCCACCAATGAGTCCTGCTCCAGCGCCAAGCAAAGTGCCAGCCACCGTTGTATAGGGTTGTCCAAAAGGAATTCTTGAGCTTGCTGCAAAGCCTGTGCGTGCGCCACCATAAGCACCCAAGGCAGCGGGCGACTGCTCAACAAGTCCTGAAACAAGCCCTTTAGCGTACTCCGATGCAAGATCTGTAAACCCTGGTTCAGGGGATGCTTCGCTGGAAATGCTTCCAATATCCCCTTTCGTCGGTGCATCGGGGTTGAGCTGGAACTCAGTCGGTCTAGCACCAGCAGGGCTGGAGATACTGTCAATGCTAAGCGGTTTATCAGCCATGAAAGCCCCTAGTTGCGAACTCTAAATTGGCCCGTTGGAACGTACAAGAATTCAGTGCCTGGAGGAAGCTTTGCGGCTTCTTCCACGGATTGAACGCGAACGGGCAAGCCCATCATGTTGCGAAGATTCTTAATTTCTTGAACTTTAAGATTAGCTTCTCGCCTAAACTCAGGACCCAAGCTGGTGTCTCTAGACTTTTTCTCTGCGCCAGTCATGATGCCCGTGAGCACATCATCGATGGCAATAAGCCTGTTTTGAAAAGCAGCAGGCCGGTCAATATACCCAGGTAAGAGGTTGAGACTTTCCTGAATATCTTTACGTTCATCGTTGCTTAAACGCGCGGTTTCTTGCAGTCCCTTAACAATCTGCTTAACAGAATTAGTTATCGCGGTTACTGAACGTTCGTATTTTGGGTCAACAATACCACCAATAACAGGAAGGCTGAAAATATCTGCTCGAAGCTTGTTTAAGGGACCCGTGCCTGTCCGGGCAAGATTATAAAGTGTAGGTGGTCCAATCACAGCGGCATCAGAGGTAGTAGGTGCTTGCGCTGCACTCAACGCCTGAGTCGAAGCAGGCGCTGCACCAGGAGTAGCAGCGCCTAGGGCCGTGGTCGGTGGTGCGGCACCAGGAGCCGTGGTCGGTGGTGCGGTAACCAAGGGCCGTGTTCCAAGGGCCTTGGCCCGCGAGCGAACGGCCTCTTCTAGAGTAGGAGTCAGTTTGTTTTGCCTGTAGCCTATAGTTATGGTCTCGCCACTTACAGCGTCTTTACCTTTTTCTTCTGTGACTTGAGTGTAATCTCTTATTGCTAGCTCTAAGGCCATCGTGTCCGCAGTATTCTCTCCCGCAGCAAAACTTGCGATGACCGTTGGGTTTGACATCAAAGCCATGCGTTTAGCCGGTGTGAGCCCTGCATCAGGCCTTGGCCTACTGGCCCTTATGCGTTCAAGCTCTTCTTGTGTATCGCCCTTAAGGATGTCTCGACCTAGCTGCTGCAACATGCCTTCACGTTTTAACAAAGCGGCACGCTCCGACTCGCGCTCTTTCTCTGCGGCCTGGATACCTAAGAGCTTGATCTGTTGCGCCATCTTCTCTGCTTCCGAAGCACGCGCACCAATCTGCGCTGGAAGCTGGCTGGCAGCACCCGCAAGACGAGCAGCGAAAGAACCCCTAAGCGGTTGCCCCGTGCGTGGATCCACATTTCCGGCCAATGCAAGACCTGCTCCTGCTAAATCAAAAAGCATTTGGGCTTGAGTAAGGCCTTTGTCTTGCCCAAGCAACCTTTGATACATCTGCGTCGCATCGGCTACGCGGGACTCCATGGTCTTTGTACTGGTGGTAGCCGGAGCAAAGACATCAAACAGGGCCTTTTTAGCTGCCTCACGTTGTTCAGGAGTCAACAGGCGAGAGGCAATGCCCAGATTCGTTGTTGAGGCTACTCCTTGAGATGGTTCACTGTCATCGGCTTCGACGCCATCTTCGTCGGAGCCATCTCTAAAATTTTGGACATACCCTCCCCGAGCCATACCCATCGGGGCCTGTGGTCCTTGGGCCGTGGGCAATGAACCAATGCCCCCTGGTGGCATGCCATCCGGTGGCATGGGCGGCGGACCTTGGGGAGGAGGCATGGGTGGTGCAGCACCTTCCGGAGGCATAGGCGGCGGACCTCCGGCAGGAGGCATTGGAGGAGCGCCCGCAGGCATGCCCTGAGGCATGGGCTGTTGGCCTGCAAGCACGGGCTGTAGCAATGCAAGTACTTCGGGAGGGGTTTGCTGCGCAGCGTTGTAGCCCACCATGTCAGCAAGCTCCTCGAACCGCGCATCAACCGAGCGAACATCGCCTCGTAAGTTATTCATGAGGATCTCAGGCGAATCAGGGTGGCGGTCCATGAGCATTGCCATGTCCGCTTCATCGCCATCATCCTCCGTGTCGTCTTCACCCATCAAAAGCGACATGATTCCAACTTCGTCGGGATCTAACTTTTTGCCCTGAAATAAGGGGCGATCTAGCACTTTAGATTTCATCACTATTCCTTACATAAGCCCGACTTTTTTAGCTCCCGCTGCCGCAGAAATACCCGCAATTCCAAGTCCCGCTGCTGTTTGGAAGGGGCTTGCAGCAGGTTGACTTGATGCGATCAACGAACTCTGCGTGCTAGGGGCCCCTCTGTATATATCCGAAACGTACGCAAGCTGTTGGTAAGGAGCTATCGTATCTTGCATACTGGTTGCTCGAATGGCGTCAAGCTGTGCTTGTTTATTGGCCTGTTCCATCGCTCCAATGCTCATCATCGTACTGACATCAGCTTGGCCTAGTTGAGAAGCTGCTTGACCAAGCGCTGCTTGCTGTGTTCCAAGCTGGCCCATGGCAGCTCCCGACTGATTGAGAACACCTGCGCGTTGCAGGTCAATACCCGCGCGCTGCGCGGCTAATGAACCAACGCCTTGGCCAAGGGTTCCATAAAGACCCGCACGTTGCGCATCAATGCCTGCTTGTGCTTGAGCAATTTGTGCAGGCAACATACCCCCAAGCTGGGCTTCTTGCGCACCTAAACTGCCCGCTAACTGCACGCCAGCCTGCCCGAGCTGCGCTTGTTGGATATTCTGTTGCCCTCTCAAGCCTCCAATACCTTGCATGGCAGAAGCCTGTTGGAGCGCTTGTTGTTGCTTGGTCTGCTCAAGTTGCGCCATCTGCATGGCCGTATTAGCATCAAATCCGGCCTGCTGGAATCGCTGCGCGGCAGCTTGTAGGCCAAGTTGCGCTCCCTGCACACCGTATTGTTGATTAGCCTGTCCAGCAGCAATTTTTGCTTGTTGTTCGGCGTTAAATTGTTGTTGAGCTTGCTGATACGCCTGCTGTAAACCAGTCGCTTGGATGTCGCCTAGCTGTGTAGCCAGATTACGCCGTGCTTCTGCCTCAACGACACCTTCTCTTGTTCCGCCAAAAGCACCGGAACGTACCGCTTGCGCTGCACGTCCTTGTCTTGCAATGGCGTCTTGACGTAGGGCCTCACGGGTTTGGATGTCCACCACATTTTGCATGTAGGGAGACATCATGCTTGCTGCGGTTCCCGGAGCAGCAAACGACGAGGTGTTTATTTTTCCACTAGGTCCTACGCCTTGTGCGGCAAGAGCCGCTTCTTGCGAGGCTAGTCCAGCCGTACCCATGGCTCCGGTTAAGGTTCTTTGGGCTGGGCTAAAGTTAGAGGGACCTGCTGTCTGTAGGATGTTGTAAGCTTGATTAATTGCTTCGTTAGAGCGGCCAAGGTCTGCTTGTAGGTAATCATTAAGGCCCATTCGAGCCCCTTGGATGGCACCAATGCCCGAACGTACCTCGTCAAGGCCTTGGCCTGCGAGCGTGCTGTACCTAGAGAGCTGGCCCGCTGCCCCTAAGCCTGCGCTCATGGCATCTTGTGCAGACTTAAATTCAGGGGCCACGTCTAAACGTGCGGCAAGTTCCGCACCTTGTTGCGTGAGCGCTTGTCCTTGGGAAATGCCTTGAGAGCCTGTGTTTAAATAATTCGCGTAGGCACCAATGCCTTGCCGTGCAAGATCTCCAGCTTGGATTTGCCCCGCTGACGGTCCCGCTACTTCATAGGCAGGAAGATCAAGGGGCATGTTGTAGAGTTGACGAGCTTCTTCAATAAGCCCCAACCGATACGCTGCAATCCTCGGGTCTTCAGCGGTATAGCCTACTTGATACTGAACATTACTCCCCGCAGGTAGCCCTGGAAGAGGCCCTGTTATAGCACCTGGAGCAGTGCTCAACCCAGTTGTCGTACTCATAACTTATCCCTTACGCCCTTCAAGCATTTTCATGAGTGAGTAAAGCCGTTTTGCGCCTTTTCTCCGAGAGCCATTACCAATGGAGCGCACTGCTTTGGCTGTGAAAACAAACTCCCCATCAGACAAAAGCGCGGGTATAGAGTCAGAAGTCCCGGTTCCAGGCCCGCTGATATGTCCTTGTTTCTTAGGGTAAGTTGTTCCACCTATTTCCAGAGACATGATCCCCCCTTTTGCAGCCCTAGTAGGCAGCGGCAGTTGATATTGAGGCGGGGTCCGTGGCCCATAGCCCCTGGATCCTAAAAGACCACCAAAAGTCAACGGTCTAGCATAAGCTGGGTTGAACATGTCCATAGCTGCAAGGTCAGGTGCAGCAGCCGGTTTGGTTTTAAACCCGCCCAGGGCTGCGGTTCCGACGAGTGCTGCTGCGGCCATAGGGCCGTAAGTGGAAAGTATCCCAGGTTCAAAGCGCTTAGCGACCTCTAAAATCTCTTTTGTAACAGGAGCATCAGCAGGAAGCCCCATTAGATTCTTAGCTTTACCAATAGCCTCGGTGAGTCCTGCTTCTGCCCGAGCAGCAGGAGAAAGGCTTCTATACATGCCTTCCAGGTCGAGGTTTTTTGCTGACTCAAAAAACCCAGGGGCGGGCTGTTGAGCCGCTCCTAGATCTAAGGTTTGATATTGAGAGTAGGAAATTGGTTTTCCATCTAAAAGAACTTGGGGCTCAGGGGCAATAAACGCACTTTGATTGCCAGCTGAAAGAGACTTAGGGGCAATAAACGCACTTTGATCGCTTATTGAAAGAGGTTCATAAGGAAGAGACATCCTTCCACCAGCGGGGGCAACAGAAAGAGGAGTTTTAACGGGAAGAGGTTCATAAGGACGGTCTAGGACAGAAGCCTCCGTCCCTCCTGCGGGTGTAAACCCTTGGCCTGGAGCATAAGACCCTGCTCCATTGTTCATTTGAATACCCACTAATTCATCGGGAGCAAGGCCCCCTGTAACAGTACTAGGAAAATTAGCCATAGCCTCAACATTAGCCAATGCCCCCGGTTGTGCGCCTCCAGGTGTAATACTCACCGTATCTGGCCCCGTCGGAGTTCCGCTAGGCGTCACAAGACGGTTAAATTGTTCGCCTACGGTTGTGCCGCCTGTATAAGAACCCGTATCAAACGATCCTCCAGAGACGCCCGAAAGCGCACCTGCGGTAATACCGCCTACCGCTCCTGCCTTCACCGCATCTTTAAGATTTCCTCCAGCAAGTAGCGTTGATCCTGCGCTACCGACAAAGCCCATGGTGGCTGCAACACCTATTTCAGACGTAACCCCCAACTCAAAAGCGGCTGCTGGACCTAAAAAATATCCCAACGCAACCGTTGTAATGATCTTGCCTACCGTGCTACTTGCAAACTTCTTAACGGCCTTCGCAATATTGCTAAAAATATTCCCGTATTCCGGCAGTCCTGTAACGGGGTTAATCGTTCCTGCACCGCCCATACGCTTGAGCATCGCCGCTTCATCCGGCGTAATGTGCGCAAGCATGGTGTCGCCATGCCGACCGTATTGGGCAAGAGAAGCTAGACCACCTTGGGCCATTTTTGAAGGGGACTCAGGCCTTTCTACCGTCATTTGATCAAGCGCCATGTTCAATGCGCCAAAGAATGTAGGATCAAATTGCTCCGGTAGCAGATCCTCTGTTACCCCACGACGCATGTATTCACGGCGTAATGCAGGGTAGTCACGAGGGTTGGCTAAAATGAGATCTATCATCTCATTAAGCATGGTCAAAGTGTCTAAAGGCACCTTTAAAGCCCTTAGCTCATTAACAAAATTGTTAACAGTGCTTGGGTCTACTTGTGCGCCAGCGCTAAGTAACTCGTCCCCAAATTGCTTGGGCGGGATGTTTTGGCGCATTTCCTCGTAAACAGCCATCTGCTCGGGGCCTACGGCTGGTTTAGGGGCACTACCCGCTTGGGGAAGCGCCATAATACCTTGCATTTCTTCCATGTTAGTACCTTTCCTGTTGAGCCATGGTCCTTGGACCGCGCGTCGGGAAAGGACGCGAAAGATGGCCTAAATTATGCTTGATTACCCTAGTTCCTGTCCATCTCTAGATAGGAAATGACAAAGTCCACCGTCGTAACACTTGCCGTAACTTTCAATACATCTGTTTCTTCCATGTTCAAAGGCACGCCGCTGAACACGTCCATGGTGGCATTGGTAGGCAGCACGTACGATTTAAGCAGTGAATATCCCGTAGCACCGCCTGCTGGATAAAGCTTTACATCTAGGGTGGCACTGCTTGCATTGCGGTTTGTGACACGTAAAGACGCTACTGTCGCGGCATTGGCCGCAGGTACTGTGTAAAGAGCCGATTCTGTACTAGCAGCAGGCGTCAACACATCCCGAAAATATTTATTGGCCATGTTAAAAAGATGATATGAAATTAATGGTCAGAATCACTGACGGGATGGCTGGCCGTGTGGGCGACGTTCCCGCAGCATAATGCTCTAAGTACACATTAAGACTATCGGACCACCACGCGATCTCAAGATAGTCATTAACAGGATCATCCACTGTAAAGATGCCTGTGATGGCAGGGACGATGTGTGACCAGATGGTGGAACTTTTACGAGCAGGCACATCAAAGCGTGTATTACTAAACGGGTAGTTTGTCCCGGTGTCCTTGGCCCACACTTCAAACTCCGCTGCCGTGTTGCCACGATTGGTAACCTGGAGCGTAAAGGTAACGAGGTATTCGCCAGCGCAGGGTACTTTGATACGGCTGTTGTTGGTGACTGTGATGCCATTGCCAAGTGCGACGGTGTCGTAGGTCAGCAAGTTCTCGCCTGTGATGCTGGCATTCGATTGATCAGTCTCCGAGAGCAGCATGGCATGCGGTAATGCAATACCATTACTGATCTGGGAGCCACGGATCCCGGCTGCAAAACCAGCGCCCCCGGCAGCAGGTCCAAACCACCTTGTGGCCCCTGCTTGATTCTGATCAAACACTGAGCCATAGGTGTTATTGAGCTGCAAAATAACCTGTTCTAGGGAGCGAACAAGCTGGTTGAACTGCCCCGGATCATACTGCGGCGACGCATTTGGTAGCCTGACGTTGAAGATCTTGCTCACGGTAATCTATCTATAGCCATCAGGTTGCAAATCGACCCGCATCGTGCCATAGCGCCAGTTATCGTCTTCTTGGTCGCTTTCAATCCGAAGGCTGATCTGCCTGCCTCGCGCACGCGTGTCTACTTTATTGGTGGTTGGCGTAATGACGTAAGGATCCAAGGAACTTGGATTGGCAGTCTCTTGCGGGTAATAACGCAAAAGCAGATGCACCGTTAAATTGCCTACTTGGTTCTTAAAATCAGGGATGAAACGCTTCATATACATCACCTGATCGCCATCGCCAATGTCAAAATAGCCTGATTTAATGTAGGACGTAAGGGCCGTTTGACTGTCTTCATCCACCCCGTTTACTCCAACTTCTTGCAAGTACACCGCACCACGGCCCGCCGTGAGGCCGTAAATCGTGCCATCTACCGGTGTTTGCGTGCTACTAGGAAGGTATTCCGTAGCCACCGGATAGTTGTAGGTTCCAATGTCGCTCCAGGCTGTGCGTGGCATCGTGCCGATATGCCAAGTATTTTCGAGGTAGTTATAAGTCACAAAACGATTAGGGAACGTCGCTCCGGTAGAGCAGTACCACCACGTTACCTCGTTAAATTGTGAATTAACCCCTGCAATAAATTTATTGGCCTGCCTGAATTCAATGTCCTTGAACACATAATCCTGAACCGTGCAGGCTAGTTTTTTAACCGTGCCGTCAAAAACATAAAACGCATTGATCCCCATCCAATAGGCAACGCCGTTAACATCAACGGCTGCATGAGGGCCTGCACAATCGCAATTTGCACCAAGCTGCTGAAAGCCGAAGGTGTACGGGGGGCCGACGTACTGCATGCCGTGCATAGCCCCATTGGTGAAGATCAATATCTGTCCACGTGACCGAATAGCGCTTACGATGTAGGTGCCGTCTGTTAGTCGCTGGCCACCCGCTGTATTAGTCGCAGACTCAGAAAACGTGTTGGGGTCTTCTTGGTTTGAAAACCTTACAAACATGGGGTCCTGCGTTGAGGGCGTGCCGACCGTAGTCTCTGTGCCAAAACACACAAGATGTCGATCAGGGGTGGAGACTAAAGCAAAGTTGCTCTTTGTAGGAGCACCACTAATCGCTGTAGCACGCGTCGAGGTGAATGAAGCATCGTATAGGTATATTTCCCCTTGCACGAGCTGACAAATGACATCTTCTCCAAAGTTGTCGAATTGCCAGACGCGGGATGTAAGCGTCAATGCCGCTGACGGTGGACGAGGCGTGCCAAAAGTAGATGCGCCCCAAACGCCCACACCCCAGCCAAGATCCTGAAAAGAGTCCTCTTGTCCTACATGAATTTGATAAGCCCCGACAACCGCTGCGCCGCCGTTGCCCACATCGCTGCTGTTGGCCGTTACACCAACCTGGATGGTGTAGGTGTTAACTGTAGGAACCGTGAGGATCTGGAATTGTGCATTAAGGTAAGTGGCCGTGACGTTTCCACCAAGGCTCACGGCACCACTGAAGGTCACAAAATCACCGACGATAGCGCCGTGTGCAGTATCTGTGACTGTGACAATGTTGCTGCCGTTTGAGGCGGCAAAAGTAACGTCCCCTGCTGCGGTGGTTACGCGAATGGGGGTAATGTCGTACCAATTGCCGCCATAGAACGTATATAACTTGCGTGTAGTGCCTACAATTAACCGTGGAACTCCGACTAAGTCGTTCCATGTAATGATGTCACTAGGTAGCCCTATGAGATATTCAGCCTGCGCATTGAACCAAGTCCAACCGCCTAATTTCTCAGGCAGACCGTATCGGAACCGGATGTAATCACCATCGATCCACCCGCCCTCAGCACCATATTCCGTGTTTTGTTTATCAATTCCTGGCTTCAGGAATAGTCGCAGCAGTGGCATTCCTCACCTCATTAATGCAGCTTCTGCCGCCCTGCGGCGCGTGAGACCCGGAAGCACGCGACCCGCTGCCTTGTTCCAGAGCAAACACTGCTCCGCAGCACCATCCCAATCTCCCGCGTCAACACGTCGTTTAAACGTGGAAATCCTGTAGTTTCCTAGTCCGCAATTGTACGCCCAGCTTACTGTTGCAGCAATGCGTCGTGGGGAAGCATTTGGAAGTGTCGGACTAAGTTTGCAAAGTCCTACATAAAAGTAATGAATGTGATGGTCTAAAGCATCCTCGCACTGCTCCATCGTCCAAATGGTTCCTGGATGAATATCAGGGCCGGTTGCTCCCCAGCCAATGGTCCAAGGATGTCCCTTGGTTCCGGGGTCAGGATAAGATTGAACTCGACCGTCAGGCAAACGTCTAGCTAGCCCTTCAAAGGGCTTGATTAATACATCTCTAGCTAGCTTCTTTGCCTCTTCATTCACGATCTTTGATATTTTTCTATAGCCCGACCAACATACCAAAAACCGACCACCATCGTAAACAAACCAAAGTCATCCTCATCCCAGACCTTGGTCACAACTTCTGCCCAGTGTGCACCCGTCTGAAACGCGATAACAAGCGCAGCCGCTTTGACTGCCGCATACATACCGAACAAAGCCCAAGTAATGCC